AAAGGGCAGGTCGACATCCTGCCGGCCGGTACCGACATCGCGCCGTGGTCGCCGAACTACCCCGACGCCAACTTCGACCCCTTCGTGCGTGCCGCCCTGCGCGACATCGCCGCCGCCTTCGGCATGAGCTACGAATCCTTGTCGCGCGACTATTCGCAGAGCAACTACAGCAGCTCGCGCATGGGCCTGCTCGACGACCGCGACGGCTGGCGGGTGCTGCAGCAGTGGTACATCCGCGCCTTCCGTGCTCGCCTGCATAAAATCTGGCTGGAGGCTGCCGTCCTCTCGCGCGCCATCGCCCCGATCGGCGTCGCCGACTACGTGGCCCGTCCCGCCTTCTTCCAGGCCGTCACCTGGAAGCCGCGCGGCTGGTCGTGGGTCGATCCGACCAAGGAAGTCGCTGCCTACAAAGAAGCCGAGAAAGCCGGCTACATCACCAAGTCCGACGTCATCGCCCAGACCGGCGCCGGGCGCGACATCGAGGACGTCATCCGCGAACGTCGCCGCGAGCTGGACATGCTTGACGAGGCCGACATCGTCACCGACACCGACCCCTCCAGCAGCGGGTTTTCCACAGCGCCAGGCGCTCCAGCACCCGCCGCCGACCCACAGGCCGACCCACAGGCCGATCCCCAGGCCGAGCAGCAAGCCGAGCAGCCACCCCCACAGCGCCTCTACGCATTCAAAAGGGACTACCGATGACCACCGAACTGAAACTGCCGCGCCTGGTGCGCGATCTCGCCGCCACGCTGATCGAAGCGCGCGTCACCGAAGCCGGCGCCATCAGCCTGAGCTTTGCCGCCAGCAGCGAGTCGCCGGTCGAACGCTACTTCGGCACCGAAATCCTCAGCCACCAGCCGGGCGCCGTACGCATGGAGCGCATCGACGGCAAAGCCGCGCCGCTGCTCTTCAATCATGACTGGAACGACCCGATCGGCATGATCGATTCCGGCCGGCTCGAAGGCGGCCGGCTGATTGTCGACGCACACCTGTTCGACACCGCCAGGGCCAAAGAAGTCAACGCCATGATCGAAGGCGGCCTGCGCAACGTTTCCATCGGCTACGAAATCAACACGCTCGAAGAAAACACCAAAGCGAAATCCTACACGGCTGTGGACTGGGTTCCGCTGGAAGTCTCGATTGTCACCGTGCCCGCCGACCCCTCGGTCGGCATCGGCCGCGAGCAAGAAAATTTTACCAAGCCGGTGCAAATCATTCGCACCACTCCCCCCCCGGCGGCCCCCGCCATTGTCTTGAAAGGACAAACCATGTCGCAAGCAGAAAACGCCCCGGCGGGCGATCCCGCCGCTTCCCGCGCTCCCGACTCCGCTGCCCAGGAGCGCCTGCGCATCAAAACCCTGACCGACCTCGGCCGCCAGCACCGCGTCGACGACGTCACCGTGCGCTCCTGGATTGACGACGAAGCCGTCACCGTCGACGATGCCGCGCGTCGCGTGCTCGACATCATGGTCGCGCGCGGCGGCGACAAGGGCTACAACCCCTCCGAAATCGGAATGAGCAAGAAGGAAGCCAACAGCTACAGCACCTTCAAGGCCATCCGCTCGATCCTCAACAAAGACTGGAGCAAGGCCGGCCTCGAACTCGAAGCGCACAAAGCCATCCAGCAGCGCCTGGGCGGCAACCCGCTCAACGAGCAGACCTTCTACGTGCCGATCGAAGTGCAGAGCGCCAAGCGTCACCGCGAAGTGCGCGACATGACCAGCGCCGGTACCAGCGGCTCGAACTACCTGGTCTCCACGGATAACATTAGCTTCATCGAACTGCTGCGCAATCGCTCGGTTTGCATGCGCATGGGCGCCACCCGCCTCGGCGGCCTGCAGGGCAACGTTACCATCCCGCGCGAAACAGCCGCCACCAGCACCTACTGGCTGACCAACGAAGCGACGGCCATCACCGAAGGCCAGCCGACCATCGGCCAGCTTTCGCTGACGCCAAAGCACGTCGGCGCCTATACCGAAATCAGCCGCCTGCTGGCGTTGCAATCCTCGCCCGATGCCGAATCGCTGGTGATGAACGACCTGGCCAAAGCCATCGGCCTCGCCGCCGACCTCGCCGGCCTCGCCGGTTCGGGAGCGAGCGGTCAACCGACCGGCATCATCGGCACCGCCGGCGTCGGCTCGGTAACGGGTACTACCATAGCCTATGCCGGGATGCTCGAATTCCAGACCGACGTCGGCAACGCGCTGTCCGAGTCCTGCGGCTATGTGGCGACGCCCATCGTCGCCGCGCTGCTCATGCAGCGGGTTAAGTTCACCAGCACCGCCAGCCCGCTGTGGGACGGCAACCTGCTCAATGCCAACGTTTGCGGATTCCCAGGAATGTCGAGCAGCCAGGTGCCAACCGGCGACATCATCTTCGGCGACTGGTCGCAGTTGGTGATGGCCGAATGGGGCAGCCTGGCCATCGAAGTCAACCCGTATGCCAATTTCCAGGCCGGCCTGGTCGGCGTCCGCGCGCTCTACGCCATGGACATCGGCCTGCGCGTACCAGGCGCCTTCTCGGTCGCCACCTCAGTGACCTAAGCCAGGGAGGCTCGCATGAAGTACAAAGTACTGCGAGCCTTCCTCCTCGGCGGAATACGCCAGGAGGTCGGCAGCGAGGTCGAGCTAACATCCCGCGATCTGATCGGCGGCCTGAAAACCAATGGCAAGATCGAGGCGGTGGAGCCGAGCGAAGAGCCCAAGCCGGGACCAATGACCACCGAAACGGTCGGTGGCCTGGTCGGTGGCGCCAAACAAGCCAAAGTGAAAGACTGACATGACTATCCAACTCGTTGTAGCCCTGCGCATTGCCGGCGCAGTTCAGGCCGCCGGCACGCAGGTCACCTTGTCCGAGGCGCTCGAAGCCGACCTGATTTATCAGGGGAAGGCGACGCGAGTTGGAGCGGGTCCTGATCAAGGTGGTCTTGGCGTGCCGGTCTTCGCGCAGACCAATCTACAGAATGGCGTATGGAATAATTGCCCGTCAATATTCAGGCTGGAAATGACCGGAACGGGCACAGTAACGATCGACAGCAAAGATTCGCTGGGCAACATCACACTCAACGTCTATACCGTCACGCTAACCAGCGCAACAAATGAAATCGGCTTCCCCTATGCCGGGGATGCCGCAGTATCAATCCGTGCCACGCTGACTGGCACAGCAACTGCAAAGGTAATCTAAATGAGTGGTTATCCAGTTACGAGCGTCAACCAAAAGGGCTTTAGTGTCGGAGCCATGTCGTTAAAAACTGCGGCTGTTCGCAGTGAAATCGGCGTGGGTGCGTTAATGCCGTGGAATGATGGTCTGTATTATCTGACATACCTTGCCGACTACAACGCCGGTCGTGGAGGCGAACTCCGCTACATTGATAAGAACGGCGGGAATACCCTGCTCGACACGCACAACTCTTGCCATGCCGGGAGAATGGTGCACAAAGAGACGAATAAGTTGTGCTTTGGCGAGTACGTCATAGAGTCTGATGGTACGATTCACAAGATTGCGCTACTTGCTCAAAAACGTGTTTCTGGCTGGGCAAGGCATCTAACATCTCCGACGACAAAAGCATATTGCATAACGATGGGCAATTCGTCAGGCGTTCCGGCCCTACTTATCGAAGTTGATTTAACGACCTATGTTGGCACGCAGCTATTCGATATGTCGGCGCAATTAAGCCTTACCGAGTCGCACTTCAAAGCGTGCTTTACTGTTTTCAAAACCGCCGACCTTGCAACAAGCCCATTTGCAAACAGCAGGCTTATTGTTTGCTCAAACGTACAGTCTAAGCCGGGATCGCCAGCCACATCGGGGATACTCGCCACGTTTGATGGATCGACATTCAGCTCTAAATACACCGAGTCCCACATTGAGATCGCCGGGAACTATGACGGCGGGCAAGGGATGGCCGTATTCGCTATCGGTAAAGATCACAGGAGTCCGTTTTTCCTCATGCCGTCGCTGTCGCTCGGCACGCCTTATTTCCGGTATCGTTTCCCTGCAAGCACGTTTTCTCAGGACTATGCGTTGGCTCAGGAGTGGATGCGTATCAGGCAAACACAGACCGACAGGTTAATGGCAAACGCTTTTGGGACGTGGTTTCAGCTTGCTTCATGGCAACGCTACTCATCGGCGGCTGGTGTGCAGAACTCCGGTACGATTGGGACTACATACCCAAACATCGAGGCTGTCGGTCGTTATGTCGATACGATTACTGACTTCTGCGTGTGGAATGGGCAGCTTGTCTATGGTACGAACAACACGACGGAACAGCAGGGGGCATTTATTCATGCGGGGCAGTCGCAAAGTTGTATCAAATTCACTGATGTTGATTCGCTTTGTGACAGAAAACCAATCGGTTCTGGACATTTTTGGTACAAGGAACAGGCGACAATCGCAACGGCCAGCGACCCTATGCTCATTCGAGGGTACGACAAGAAATCAATTCAGATTTACAACGGCTCGGCAACGCCTTGCAACGTAGCGATAAAGATTGTTCATTACTCAGATATTTACACACTTGCAACGGTGGCCGTCGCTGCGGGGGCTTTTGTGACGTATCAGTTCCCGGCAGGTGTGAGCGGTGACTGGGTAACGCTGACCTCGGACGCGACAGTTACGCCGGTTACGGCGTGGATTGAGTGCAGTTAAATCTAATCCCCTCTGCACGAGGATTACAAAGCCGCCTTCGGGCGGTTTTTTTCATCCTCAAAAATGCAAAAACCCGGACGGCTAATTTGACGCTGCCCCGCCATGATTCCCGTCATGGATTTTTCCGCCGACCTCGCCCCAATCTACGACACGCTCGGCGTGCCGGTCACGCACGACCCGCTGGCAGCGGGCAGCACCGAGCCTGTCATTGCGTTGTCGAGGAAATCATGAGTTTCTCCGGCCCTGACCTGCAAGCCCTATTCGACATCTTTGGCGACGACGCCACCCTGGGTGTGGCATCCGTGCGTGGCGTACTCGACGAAAAGCCGCGGGATGAATACGGCATCGTTGGCGGTAACGCCCCACGCTTCACCATGAAAACCGCCGACCTGCCCGCCGACCCGCGCGCCGTAACGCTCACCGTCGGCGCCCGCACTTTTGCCGTGCGCGACTGGGTCAACGACGGCACCGGCGTCAGCATCTTGCAGTTGGAGCTGTAAGCATGGCCCACGTTCGCCAGCAAATCCGAGAAGCCGTAGCCACCCTGCTCACCGGTCTGACAACCACCGGCGCGCGCGTCTATCAATCGCGCATCTACCCCCTGCGCGATTCTGACCTGCCGTGCCTGCTGATCAGTACCGACGACGAGCAGGATGTCACC